TCAAATTACCCGTTTCAACTCCATTGTTTGTTTGCCTTAACAGGCTTCCACGTTCAACATGATCGGAGGCTCTATGCGCTGCGAACAAACGAGTGTGTCCAGAATCGCCCCTGTTGTTAAAAGCGGTAATGGCTGGGTCTTTCGTGTCCAAATCGTGGTAATTGTCCAAATAATCCCCTAAGATGCGCTGGCAATGGAAAATGAGCGACCTGTCGTGAGTGTCGTAAGATGATGGCTCGCCGTATGTTTCCAAGAATCCTGCCTTTTCAGGTTTCGGCGGTGAGAGGCCACCCATCCCCCAAGAAAGGTTTGACCATGCTTGCACACGATCATGACCGCTACGCACAAAGATACCGCCTGGTATTTCTTCCTGCTTTGGCAATTGTATTCGGAGGTTTGGTTCGACATCACCGCTTGCACTTGATGGCCCTACATGTATTTCATCGGTCTTTGGATTCTTTCTCGTATTGGTGAACTTGAAATCCCGAATAACTGTTCCGAATGGAGAGCCACCCTCAAGAATCAATTCATTGCCGACATCATCAATTACGGTCATGCTTTCAAAGACTTTTTCTTCGTTTGAAATGTGGAGTCCGACGACACGTTCTTCATTTATTTTCATGGTTGTCATGAACTCACGTGCATAAACATCAGTTCCACCTGCGACTCCAACTTGATCTCTAAACTGAGTTGCACTTTTAACATCGTAGTTCTTGATATGAACCCCATTTGCACCTGTTGAAACATAGGCTTGTTCAGCAGTTGCGGTAAAATCGGTGGCCGCTGGTGGCGATTGCCCCGTATCAAAGGCAATTGTTTGATCGGAAGCATTGCCAGTAATTGTGAACTCAGTCCCATATTCAAGCGGTTGAATTAGCAGACGGTTGTTGGAAACGGCTTGTGTTTCAGCATCAGGATGAATTGTTGTGATTCCTCGAACTGTTGGAACAATTGAGTGAAAATCTGGCGGTGGCAATTCTGCAAGGGTGCATGAGTTCAAACCTTCAATGGAAAACCGATTGTAGCCAATGGGGACTGTTTCTTGAGATGCCGTTTTGCCGTTATCCGATTTACTTCGAAGGTTGGGAATGCCTCGATTGCCCCCGTCCAAGGGCTTTGCTACCAAACGATGAACTCCGATTGCACCCATGCCTTGGATTACGGGACCACCGCTTTGTTCGCCCCAATATGCCCCGTCGGTGTTAGGCTGATCCAACAGCCAACTAAGGGCGATTGTGTGTTTTGGCGTTTCACCAACGAGAGTAAAGGTGTTGTTGAGGGCATCACCTACGCTTGGTGAACCATTGACTGTGCCAGCAGGTAATTGGCATTCAACCAACGTATTGAATGCCCCCCCGTCTGGGCTTCGTTTGTATTGAAGAGTTGGATTCACATAGTCGCCGTTGGTCACGTTTTTTGTAGAACTTGAGTTCTCAACCCTCAAAATAAAATCATTGAGCATTTCGGAAGGAAAACCATTCTTGCTTTTTGTTGCGATTTCCAAATCAATGTTTTGAACGCCTCCGCCACCTGTTGAAAGAAATGTTGCTCCAAGAACTTGGTATTTGTGAGGTAAGGATTGGCGGATATATTGCGCTCGCAGGTATCTTGTCAAACCAACTTCTCCCACTTGATTGATTTTTCTTGAATTGATTTTTGCAGCAATCATCCGTGTAGCGTTTTCCGATCCCAAATCAAAGTTCAGCGTTGGGTTAGCAATCGCAGCCGCTTTCAAATCAACCGCAACTACATTTGTTGTATCAGCAATCGTTGAAGATGCCGCCGCTAAAGGTGTTCGAATAAGCACCGTCAATCCCTGCCTCCAATTTGTGGTATTTACACCACTTTGCCAATTCTCCACGTTAGCGTGGTAATAGGTATCTGGGTAAGTCAAGTGCATTGCGAAAACGCCAGATGGCAATTTGCCCGATGATGAACTACCCCATGCCTCGCTTTTTGAGGGTTTGAGGTAGCGGGAAAATGTAGTCGCCATTGATTATCACCACACGTTTCTTGAGTCAAACCAAACCTGCGCCTCAGTAAATGTGAAACTACGCTTCCATAAAGCAACATCGGATAAGAACCCCGCAAAGTGAATTGGTCCTGCTGAGTTCTTACCATCACCAAACGAACCACCAGTTCCCGTTACGCCGAAGGTTTGATTTGATGAAGCCAACTCCGTGAAGTATTTTGTTGTCCCCCCATGTTCAATGTGTGGCGCACCAAACAAAGCACAACCGATTGTTGCCATGTTTA